GTCTTCCCCAAAATTTTTTTGAGTTTGACGGTGGGGGTTATTTTCAATCAACACCAACCGAGAATTAAATCAAGCCCAATCGTCCTCAATAAGTACAACTCTCATTTTAACTTTCCTCTACAATTTTATCTGCGTATGCGCTCCAGTTGGTTGCCGCTTTGTAAGTGTCACCGCATCCAGTAGGTACAATGATTTGTGTTAATGCAGTGGTGTTATTTAAAGCACCTGAGCCAAGTGTAGGCGGTGTAGTTGCTTTTACTGTGAGTGTTTCCAAAGCCTTACAATTATTAAAAGCATTCAGACCAATATTTTTTACTCCACTCGGTATCTCAAATTGCTTTAATGCACTACAACCAGAAAAAGTGCGCATTTCTATTGAAAATAAGTTTTGTGTATTCCCTAAAGTAACCGTTTCTAAAACAGAACAACTATTAAATACATCTGTATCAAGTCTGCTTATTGCCCCATTGATTGTTATACTCTTAAGGCTGTAGCACATTTGAAACGCATACATACCAATGCTTGTTATTGTTTCTGGCAATACTATATCTTCTATACTTGACTTATAAAAACCATACCTTGCAATGGCAGTTACACTTAATGGCAAATTTACTTTTTTTAATGTGCCAAAATCCTGAAATGCAAAGCCGCCTATCTTTGTAACACCATTTAGATCATCTGCGGTAAGTTCTGTTGCAGTTCTTTCAATAAGTTTTACAACGCTATCATTACCGCCCCCACTCGCTTGCACATTAACTGTTACTTTGCTCAATCCGTCAAAGCCAACATCTGCCACCACCTCGCCATTTTCCGTGGCGGTTTTCTCTTGCAAGGTAGGCACTTTCTCTGGTACTGCTACACTAACACTAACCTTGCTCAATGCCTTGCCGTTGTCTGGTGTTACATCAACTAACCCATTTTGGGTGATTTGCACGCTCTTATCTTGCAGTTCCGTTTCTGGTACTGCTACCTCAACTGTGCCAAGCCCAGTATAGCCACTATCTGCCGTGTATGTGCCGTTTGCGGTAAAGGTCTTGTTTTGGTTTTTAATCGTTACACCGCTACCACCGCCATTACCGCCAAACATTTTCTTATTCATTGCATAACGGGTAATGTCCATTGTTAGCCTCCGAAAGTAACCCAAACACCGCTTGTATTTACAATCTTAACAGTACCACTCTCAATAGATACCGCAGTGCTGCCAGTACAAGCCGTGGGCAAGTTTGCAAAATCTGCATCGGTATCACAAATAAACTCGCTTTTGGTTTCTTTGCTATACGGGCAATACTCTTGATCTATAAGTTTAATAGCCATTTAATAACCTCCTTGGGTGTAATCGTCAAAGTAATTATTTATATACTCCTCGTAGGCTTTTATATCTCTGCCGTTTGGCATTGCATAAAGCCTATTAAGGCACTCCTCACGGCTTGCCTCCATTGTTACTATCTCGCAGTTATGCGCCTTGTATCTCTCTGCCTCTCGCTTGCGGTCTGTGGCAAGTGGTAGGCTCTCTATGATATAGGCATTGCGCCAACTGCCAGCACCTTTAGCGATCTGCTCTTTGATTGATAGCCTTGTATTAAATACAATCGCCTTTAGTGCGTTAGGCTTTGTGTATCTCGGCTGGCCGCTTAAAGTCTGCCATATATCATCTATATCAAATACTAAATCGCCCTCTTGCATACGCTCACGCACAAAGGTTGTTTTACCGCTACAAGGTGCGCCAGTAACCAAATATACTTTGCGCTCTATTGCTACCGCCACACCGTTAAACCGCCCGTGTACCTCGTTATGGCAACTCCAATGGAGTACGGCTATATTGTCTGGATTGATAGCAATAGAGGCATCGTTTACATTTTCTTTTGTTAGGTACTTTTTGTGGTGAAATACCACCGCACCTTTATTGTTGTTTGCGTTTGGGTTAAAACTCTTTAGGATAACCTTACCGCAATGCTCACAATACAAAGCACCGCCCTTTAATCGCTCTTGCGTTACTTGTGCTTTACAATTCGCCCAATCTGCCGAGTTATAAAATTGTGTGGTGCTTTCGTATGTTTTCATTCGATATACCCAGTATGAGTAATTTCTACCTCGGTTGCCTCTTCGGTTGCCGTTTCGGTTTCCTCGGTCATTTCCTCGGCATACGCTTTCGCATCGGCAATAATCTCATCAAACAACTCCAACTTGCTCTTTGCCCGTTCAAGTACCTTTTCGCAATCTGCAATTTCCTCTACGAGTTCGGCTCTCTTATCCTCAAAATATGCCAGCATTGTTATTGCCTCCTTAAAGTTGGTTACGCAGAGCGTTAATAGTGGTAGTCAACTTTTCTACCGTGTCTTTGGTCTTGTTGATCTCGTCTTTCTTATTCTCAATCTTGGCTTGACAATCTACAACCGCATTGGCTGCCAACTGTACATCTTCCTCGGTTGCCAACTGCGGCACCATTCCGTACATTTCCTTTTTGGCTTGCAGAGTGTTATTAAGGGTTTCCAGTTCACTCTCATAGTTTGCGAGTTCGTGTTCTTGCGTAGTAAGTACCTTGTTAAACTGGGTCAACTGTGCAGATTTTTCCTTGATCTGCTTTTTGATCTCGGCAAGCACCAACTCGTTAGTATTAGACTTGCTAAACAAAGCCTTAATCTTATCCCGTTGCTCTTTTGTATAGCCGTTTGAGATAATACCCACAACCACCGTACACAAAAGCGTTACCAACGGCAATACTGCAATGCCGTTAATAGTCAATACACCGCCAAAGGCAGAGTTAATAAAGCCTCCGCACATTTCCACTACCGACAAAATGGCAAGTGCAATAGTGAGCATATAGCCCTTGAATTTGCTAAAAAAGTTCTTGAATTTGTCTAACATAGGTTTTAAACCCCCCCACAAAGATAATATTTTTTTGCCTATTTTCTCGCCCTCTTCCGTAGGCGATTGCGCAAGGCTTATCGCTCTCATTGGTTTTTGCCCGTCTACAACTGTATCTATGGCATTGTGTTTGCGCTCGTTTTGTTTCTTTTGTGTTTCTTGCCTTATGAGCCGTAATATGCCAATGCACACGATAATTAAGATAATTACCGAGTAACATAACTGCACTATTCCTACCTCAAATTTTGCAATGGCGGCAATGCCTATACCAGCCAATATACCGCCTATAATATCCCAGTATTTTTTAATGAACGCTACCACATCTCACCTTATGCCTCCTCAATAGGTTGCTCGGTTTCTACATAGGTGTACGGTGCGCCCTCCACATCTATTGCCTCATCGTATACCTCGTTTGTGCCTACCTTATGGATCTTAAAGCCAGCATCCGAAAAGGTGCGGTACAAAATTACTCCATCTTTTCTTACCTTATAAAACTCTTTCTTTACCATTTTATTTACTCCTCTACAATATAATCAGCGTATTCGCTCCAGTTTGTAGCTGCCTTGTACGCATCGGCACACCCCGTAGGCACAATGATTTTTTCAAGTGCCGTGCAATACTCAAATACTCCCGTTCCCAGCGTAGGAGGTGTGCTTGCATTTATTGTTACAGTTGTTAGGGCTTGATTATCATAAAAAGCACCACCGCCAATCTGTACTAAAGTAGAGGGCAATACAATCTCTTTTAATTTCTTGCAAGCACGAAAAACACTAGCCCAGATCTGCGTTAGTTCTGTTGATACTCTTACGGTTTCCAAACTCGTGCAACCTGCAAATACATTATTTTCAAGTACCAAAATTGTATTAGGCATTTCTACACTTACCAACTGGCTACAACCAGATAAAGCATAGGATTTGCAACGAGTTAGCCCCTCAAAATCTCCCTCGGTTAATTGTGTGAGCGTTCCACCTATTCTCTTTGTCAAGCCACCGCTACTACCAATGCGAGGAGAAAACAATATTTCTTTGCCGTTTATATATGCCATTGTTTTGCCCCCTTACTCGCCTATTTTAACGGTGTAAATACTGCAACTCATTGCAGTACTGCTATATGTTCCGTCAGTAAACCACCGATTTGCGTACCTAAAACTCATATTGCCGTTGTAATCTACTTGTAGGTCATATGTGGACATAAAATTCTGGTCAAGGGATGTCCATATCGTTTTTTTAATATTTTTTCCCGTTTCCCAATAAATTACCGTATCGTAATCGCAATTGGTATCCGCAATTCTCACAAAGTAATAACCTTTTTCCGTGAGTTTCTTTGCAGTATTCAGCACGGGCGCACCAAAATTTAAGAGTTTTGCTTTGTCCGCATTTGTTGCCCACGGTACTGCACGCTTGCCATCTAATACCTCTTTAAGGTTTGTTTGCAGTTCCTCAATAGCATTAAGCAAACCCTCTTTGGTGGCATCGTTTGTAATGATTGCAAACAAATCCTTTTTATCTGCCTCGGTGAGTGCATCGTACTCGCTTTGCTCACCTACAAAGAATTTAAGAGCCGTGCCGTTAATGGTTTTGATCGTCTGCACAAAGCCAGTATCAATATTGCTAATAGTTCCCTCGTTTACTGCTTGCGTAATTGCCGTAAGGATCTGCTCTTTAGTCATTCCCTCCCACTTGCAATTTGCATCGCACAATACATATACCTTTGGTGTTTCCATATCTGCCCTCCAATTCCCTATAAAACTACAAAAATTCTAAAATTAAAGTTTTAAGTGCCAGTTTTTAGCCTTTTCTAATTTCTCGTCAAACTCTTGCTTTTGCTTTTTCAACTCGTATTGCAACGGATCATTACTAAACCCTTGCTCTCGCCCAAAATTCTGCACATAAAACTTGTTTAGTGCTGGGTTAGGCGGTTGCCACACCTTGTTTTTAATAACCTTTTCTAATACGGGGTTTCCGTCCTCATCCACGGTGTATACGCTTTGCTCGTTCTCTATGTAACACCCTTTGGCTGCCTCAATGCCAGCGTTAATTAAGCCTTGTAACACATCTGCGCCACGATCTTTGCTTAACGCATCTGCAAATTCTTTGTGGGCATTTCGGTAATTATGCAAAGAGGCAACGGATATACCGAGTGCCTTTGCTATTTCTGCCTCTGTGATCCCTTGCCTTACTTTATCGTTTATCTCGGTGAGATAGGGCTTAACAAGGGTTTCGTATTTCGATTTTGCGCCTCGCTTTGCCATTCCTACCACCTTTTTTATAATTTTCCAAATATATTATACTACCATAATTTTACATTGTCAATATATTACAATAATATTTTTTTACAAAATCGCTTGGTAAATTGCTTGTGCTATTTTGCTATGCCCTACTTGCTTGTATAAGTCGGCATCGGCTTTATTGTCTACAAAGCACACCTCTATTAGTATTGCCGTGGCTTTTGTGTTTTTAATTACATAGAGGTTGCGCCCGTCTTTTACTCCTCTATTCTTAAAGCCGAGTTTCTTTAGATAACTGCAAGCCTTTACCGCTTGTGGCACTTGTTGCCCTTTCCAAGTGTATGCCTCGCACCCTTGCCCACCGCCAGCGTTGAGGTGAATACTTATAAATAAATCTGCGGCCCCGTTGTTTGCCAGAGCCACCGCCTCTTTTAGATTGTTTGCCGATCTATCGTAAACGGCTGGTATTACCTCGTGCTTGCTATCGGCTAATAGTTTCATTAACTCATAGGCTATTTTGCGTGTTTCGGTGCTTTCGTTCAAATACTTGCTTGCTCCAGTTCCCTTGCCAAATTTCGTATGCCCAGCGTTTATTACAACCCGTGCCATATTTGCACTCCCTCTCTTTTGGTTTACAATTCGGTTTACGATATGGTTACAACCTACAACAAATTTAGTTGCCAACTACCCACAAAATAAAAGTTAATTTGCTTGTAGAGCCTTTTGCTCAACTACTCACAAATCAAGATATTAAAAAAGGAGTTACTAAACTACTGCTTAATCACTCCTTTTTATTTAGTTGCGTTGTGGCGCATTTATACCACATCAAAAATGCTTAATTGCACCATTTCCTCGCACTTATCCATAACTGTTTGATTGGTAAGCGCAGAGTTTATTAAGTGCGCTATAACCTCTACTGTCCAGCCGTTGCCAAGCATCTTATAGGCTTGCACATTGCTTACAGGAAACTCGTACCACTCTGGCACCGTCTGCAATCTCTTGCACTCTGTTACCGACAACTTGCGTATAATATAATAGCCATCAGCAAGTTTAATAGGGTATTGCTTGCCTTTGATCTCAATAAAGCCATTTTCTACTTTGTAAATGCTCTCTTTTGCCTTTTGATTTGCAAACTCATACGGCACGGCATACAACCCCGTTTTACCGCCCATACCTCCACCGCAAGCAGATTGAGTAACCGCCTTGCCATCTACGCTATAAATACGCATTGCTTGGCTTGTAGACAATTCGCCATTGGGTCTGGGCAACGCTCCTACCCGTACTGGCTCGGCTAACAAGTCCACTTGTTGTTTTTTGGGGTTTGCGTTCCATATACGATGCTCAAACCCTCCACAATTATTAGGGTAAAGTGCGTTTAATGGTCTTGCCTTATCTTTGTTGCCGTATTCTGGTATGCGGTATGCCTCACAATCCAAAATATCTTTTAACAAAATTCCTCTATCTTGCGGTTGCTCAACATTTACCTTGCTATATGATCCATCGGCATTGCGTTTGCCAACCCAGTATAAGCGTTGCCTATTTTGTGCCGAAACAAGAGCCGAGTTAATATATACCGCACCAAAGCCAAAAGCCCTATCAATACTTGCCCTAATGGCAGCACTCATAGAGTAATTGTTTTCATATATAAAATATTTAGGCTCTGCCTCTTTAATGGCTCGTAGGTACTGTGAAAACAACTCCCAGCCCATACCGCTTGCCTCGGTTTCTCGGTTGTTTTTTTGTGCGATGCTCCAAAAAGTGCAAGGCGATCCACCTACAACAAAATCAATACCCTTGTGCTTTGTAAAGTCTGCCGTGAAAACATCGCCATTATGCTTAATCATAGGGAAATTATGAGATGCCGTTAAAATTGCGTATTTATCAATTTCGTAGGCATCGTAACTCTCAACCTCTATACCTATCTTTTTAAAAGCAATCATACCGCAAGCCATTCCATCAAACAAACTTAATACCCTCATATCCTACCTCTCTGCTAATCTATGTTGCGTTGTGGCGCATTACATCTCTACTAACTCAACTCTTACAAAATCCTCTTTATCGTCTACGATCACATCATAAAAGCCCTTTACATATTTACGGCTATCGTCTGCCAGTACACCGCCTTTAACAAGCGCATCTAAAATAAATTTCTTTGCGCTTGCTATATTGTCGGCATCCCGTTTCTTTGTGCGCTCGTGCCATTCAAAGCGCACCATAACCGCCCCAGATGGCTTGCGTAGGCTTTTGGAGGTTAGGGCTTGCTTAATTGCCCAGCCTATAACCTCCTCAACCTCTGCTTTGAATTTTGCCCCAACATACTTATTTGCTCGGCACGCTGCCGTATAATCGTTGAGGCTCGGCAACTTACTCTTTATTAGAAAGCCGTTTATACTCCAACACCTCCGCAAATGTTGTACCAGTTGCAACATACAACGCAAGCCGTTTAAGTAGCATATCGTTTGTTTTTACCTCTGCTATTCTCTTAAACTCATCTAACTCCCCAACTGTTTTAATACCGATTTTCTCCGCTAACAATCTTACTAATTTCATATCTTCCATAGTCATATTATATACCCCTTTTCGTTAACTTTTCAAATTATTTGTTGCGATCCGTTACCCCATTTAACAACAAAAGCCCACTCGTACCAAGCAAAAGGCTACTGCTATTATCTACTTGCCTTTTAAGGTTTATTTCATAGGCTTTTTTAAAGCGTTCTGGTGTGTACTTATCATCCTCCATTAACCGCCTTAACTCGCCCTCATACTCTTTAACTGTCTTTTTAAGTGCTGGTATATCCTCCAAGGCTGCGTAAATCTTATCTCTCCCATAGTAAAAGCCGTGTTGGTGTATAAGGTCTATAACCCTTGCCCAAGCCTCGTTTGGCGAGAGTTCCATAGCCTTAATGGTTTCTCGCAACAAGTCCAGTAAATCGGCTGGGCTATTCGGTGGAAATTTATTTAACTCGGTGTATCGTTCTACGAGTTCCATAAAATCTCTTTCCTCTAAATTGCTAAACTTTTTGTACCAAACCTTTAACATTAAATCGTTGTTAAGGTCAAAGCCCCAGTTAATATAGTTTGCTTTAAGGTAGTTAATACCTTGCAAAAATACTTTTTGATCTAACATTATACCCAGCCCCCCATATCAATAGTTTTAAGTTGGTCCTCTCTTGTTTCTATAACCTCGTCTTTCCAACGCTCTTGGTTAATCCAAGTAGTAGGATGCGGTATATATTGCCCGTTATCCTTTTGCCATCCTTTAGAGTTTTTGAAACGCTCCAGAGCATCAAGTATTAACGGCATTTCCTCTTTAAGGTTTTTGATCTTGCAGAAAGATTTAAAGCAACCTTTCTTGTTTACTTTTTTAGGGTAAGCACTCCAAAACTCGTTAAAGGCGGTTTCTTCGTAACTTATAACCTCTACTTTGTTGCGTTCCGTTACATTGCCGTTAGGCAAAATGTCTGTTTCTTTCTCTATATCTAACTCTAACTCTCTCTCTTTATCTTTCTCTTTCTCTGTGTTACTGTTTGTTACTTGTGCGTTACATTGTAACATTTTTTGTGCTTTCTTCTCACGATGCTTGCGTACTCGCTCTGCGCTGGTGCTTTCACTACCGATGCATTTAATAGTTTCGGTCATTAAAAAATGGTCTTGCTCGGTTTCCTCGATCATTCCATTGCTATGCAAAAAGGCTAATGTAACCTTTACATTTTCCGTGTCCTCGTCAAGTTCTAAAGCCAGTTCCTCGGCAAAGTTATCCTCTATGCCCTCGTAGATCAACACCCCGTTATTTTTAATGCTCAACAACTGCATTTTGAGGTAAATAACTGTGTATGTATCACCGCCAGCAATTCTGCGTAGTTTCTTTATGCGCTTATCCCTAAAGAAATCATCTTTAAGTTTAAGCCAGTAGTATTTTTTTGTATCTGCCATTGGTTAGCCCCTCCCTCTTTGTTGCAAACAAAAAGCACTTACCAATTGAGGTGGCGGCCTCGCTCGGTAAATGCCTTTTGTTGTATGGTGGTAGTATTCAGTTTGCCGTGATAGTAAACCGCCATTTACTACCACCATCTTTTTTAAGGGCGCAATGCGCCTCGGTGCCGCCTTTATGGGCAAATGCACCATACCTCTTGCGGTTGCGCCTCCTAATTGGCGCACCTTTCAAAGAGTTGCGATAATGCCTATTAGTAGCACTCGCAATTATTATTATAATCAAATTTTTTGTAAAGTCAACCACTTTGGCGCAATTTCTTTTAAAAATGTTGCGTTGTGTTACTTTCTGTATTTACTATAATCTCTGTTCTGGTTAAACGCAAGCAAATTGCATCTATTGCCTTTTCTATGTTTGTAAGCACACCGCCTACGCTTTCATTGATCTTATTGTTTGCCACATACATTGTTTTTTCATAAGCAACCAAAATATCTCTATAATTGGCAAGCAAGCCGTTTAACTGCTCTACCAAAAGTGTGGTATCTTTTGTATCGTTAATGGGTTTGATTTTTGGAGGCATAACGGGCGGCATTCTTGGTATCTCTATATGTTGATCGCAAACCTTTACCCACTTTTTAAACCTCTTTGTACACGAATAGTAAGCAAGGCAGTTTTCACAAGTTTTTTTTGGCTGGTGTCCGTTCATTTTCTTAACCCACCTCCAGCAGTTCTGGGTTATCGTATTTGTTACCGAGTAACCACAAAGAGCAATAATTATCAATCTCCCAAAGGTCGCTATTAGTAGCAACATAAAACGCTGCACCTTGATACTGCACAAAGCCTTTTACCTTTACTTTCTCGTAATCTATTGCTACTACATCGCCCTCAAAAATCTTTTTTCCGTTACTATCTGTAATCCCCGTGTACTGCCCTATGGTTTCTGGCACTACATAACTGCAAAACATATCTTTATCAATAATAGTCGGCTTGTCTTTCTGCGGTGGATCATACGGTGCTTTGCGTGATTTTCCAACAAACCAACCCTCTACCCACTCGCCCGTATAGAGGTGCTTGCCTCTAAAAAGTATTTCTCTCATTTCTCCTCCTTTGGAATATAACCATACTCCTCTACGGCTTTTGCTAAATGGTCGCCCAAAAAATTATAATTGATTTTGCCACCGATTAAAAGCGCACGCAAAGCCTCACACTTTACGGCAAAGTCGATCATATCAAAATCATTAAACAAGCCCTTTGCCAGCCTTTCGTACTCGCTCATTACATTCATTCTCTCGCAAATACTCTCAATGCTGCCGTAACTCTCTAACTCGTAAATGCCTCTTATAATGCCATTTAGTGCGGTTACTACTGCTATATCGTCTTTATCATAACCTTTGCACCATTGGTATATTTCTTTCTCCCAATCTGCCATATCTGCCCCCTTAATCGTTATCGTTCCGTAAAAGCATAATATCTTTTAACGGCATCGTGTCTATGCCTTGCTCCTCGCAATCTTGTAACACTGCATCTATTAGCCGTGTCATTTCTGCCGTATTATATGTACTACTGCCGTAATAGGCAATAAGTTTGGTGTAGCCATCTAACTTGCTCTCTCCCAGATCATCGCACACCCAACCCAAGCCCCTTGCTTGCCAGAGTTTTATAAACCTCTCTACGGCATCGTTGCGTATAGGCAAAATCTCAAATACTCCGCAATCTCTAACATACTCCTTGTATATGTCCTCTTTGGTGCGGTTTAACTTTGCACCGAGTTTATCAAGCATTACCCATAAATAAGCGTTTTGCGAAAGGCTACGCTTTTCTCGGTACTCTTTAATAGTCACCGCTAAAGGCTTATCGGTTAGCCCCTCAAAAGCCCGTAAAACGCTCTTTGGTGCGGTAAAGGTAATTTCGGCTTGCCCACCAAATACAAGGGCTATTTTGGGCTTGTTTTCGGCTCTAAACTCAATCATTACAAGTTACCCCATAAAAACCGCATCATAGCATCATAAGTATTACCGCTTGCGTACTCGCCCAAATCTTCAAGCCGTGCGCTACGATCTACGGTGCCGTTTGCTTTCAACTCTGCTAAAAGGTCATACTTTGTAATGCCGTTTTCCTCGCAGTAATTATATATGGCTGCCCATTGTGCTTTAGTCATTTTAATAACTCCCTTTGCTTTTTACACATTCTATTATAAGCCTTTGCACACATAGAATATTTAACTCTGTTTTCTTGCGATGCCATACAACAAGAGTGGTTTGCTTGATTGCCACAATTCCAGCAATATACCATTTTGCCACTCATATCCTCGCCCACTTTTTCACTCGTAAGCCATTTGCTTTTGTCAAGGCTCTTTTGCCTTTGCTCGTTCGTCAATGTATTTTACCAACCTTTCGTAATGATCTACCATTTCCCGTAATTCTTCATCGGTCTTTTTCTCGGTGCAAGATGCGTGATATACCATTTTCTTGCCCTTGTAAATGTGTATGTGGTTATTAGTTACTTGTACTACCTTGTAATCGCCTACAATAACTACTCTATCCTCATACTCACCCTTAACCCATTGGTAACGCTTACCGCAGAAACAACATTTAGTTTTGTAATACGCTGGCTCGTTGCAATGTGGGCAAAAAGGTACATAACAATCATACTCCCAAGCCCATCTAATTTTTTTAGCCATTTGCGCCACCGTTAATGTTTGAGAGCATCTGCACCCACCACGGGGAGAGTACAACCGCCAAATAAATAACGATTGCAACCAGCACCGCTACCCAAGCGTGCTTTACCAGTACTCGCACTTTCTTTGCCACAAAGATAATAGGCGCAAAAGTAAACATACCAATTACGATCCAAATTGCCGTTGCAATGTTGTGCCATAGTGCCATAAGATTTACCGCCCATTTTTCCGTTGTACTTTCGTTGTAACCGAAACACTCACAAGCACCTTTTTTGTTATTAAAATAAGCCTCTTTTGCCTCCAATTCGGCTTGTGCTTTAATTGCGCTTGTCTTGTTCTGTATTACCTTTTCTGCGCCCTCTACAATATCGCTTTGCACTTTCTCGTTGTTTGCCACAGTAGCCACAACGGCTGCGGAAAATGCTTGTTCTACCATATCGCCAGCCTTTGGCGGTTGCTCCGTAGGCGGTTGCTCAACGGGCATTTGCACGGGCGGTTTTTCCGTAGGCGATTTATTAAACTCTCGCAACATTCTTAACCTTTCCTCTCTCTCCATCTTTTACCTCCATAAGTAGTAAATCAGTATGCTAATTAAAACTATTGTAAAAACCAATAGTGCAAATATCGCATCCATTTTTAAAGCCCTCTATAAATAGTTCTTGCCAAAGATCCGCAAAAAGTCTAACTCTGGGTAAACCTCGTTAAACCTCTTTTGTGTATACTGTTTTAATTTTCGGTCTAATTCGGTGTTAAAGTGTACTCCAGCATTGCTCATATTGTGATGCCTTGCACATAGATAGCACCAGCACCCGTATTTATCGCTTATCTTTCTCCTACCAGCACCAAAAAATATATGGTGCTGGTGGAGGTTGTGCGTTGTTTCACAAATTAAGCATTGCCTTTCATTGCTAACTATTGAGCGCATACTCTCTGTACTCCGTTTCCTCTTGCGCCCTAATCTCGGCAGTTGCCTTGTTTACCAACTCTGGGTACTGGCTTTGTATTTTGCGCCTTGATCTCAATATGCTTGCAAAACTCGGCAAGCCTAACTCTCTATGATGCACCAGAGCCGTACCAAGCATAATATTTTCGTTTACAAAGTGCTTATATACCTCCAGCACTAAAATAAAATCGTCTGCCCGTGTTTCTGGCTTGTCAATAAGTATGTTATGCACTATCGGTTGTACTTTCGCAATTCGTGCCATTGTAGCCCCTCCTTAAAACGGCAAGTCTTGATCTGGTTTCAATTCCTCGTACTGCGGTTGCGTGTATGCCTCTGGAATATATGTATTATTTTCTTGTTTCGGCTGGCGGTTAAACACTGTTACATTTTCTACGATGCACTCATTAACAATGCGGTTAGTTCCGTCATTGGCTTTATACTTTCGCACCGTCCATCTGCCCACGATCTCTACCCTATCGCCCTTGTTTCCGTATTTCTTCAAATACTCGGCTGACGATCCCCAAGCAACAAAGTTAATAAAATCGCTATCGTACTCGCCTTGTGCGTTCTTGTAATCTCTCTGCACGGCTACGCAGTTTGTAAGCACCGATTTACCGCCCGTGGATTGCTTTAACTCCATCTCTTGGCAAATTCGCCCCGTGATCATTACTTTATTCATTCGTTTGCTCCTCCATTGCTTTAATAACTTCTACGATCTGGCTTTTAACAATTACCTCTTCAAGTGCTACAAAGTTTTTCAAAATTCGCAGTTGCTCACTCTGTCTAACAAGAGCATTGTAGTTACTCTCGCTTACCTCTATTGTGGTGCCGCACACCCTTTGCAATGCCGATACTGCCATTTTATTTATCCTCCTTTAATGTGATCCGTAACGATGCTTTTACATTGCTCGTCTTGGTGTACTTTTCTGCGATCTCTGGCAATTCTTTTTTAAGTTTTGCGCTATCAATGCTCGTGCGTGTGGTCTGTGCTACATAGGTGATCTTAATGCGCTCGTTTTCAAAGTTCGTTACACCGTTTGCCTCCATTGCTTGCATAAGCGATGCCCTCAACTCTTGTGCTTGCGCCTCGGCTGCCTTTTTCTGCTCCTCAATGGATTTAATAAGGTTTTCAACCTCTACCAGTTCGGCAAGTGCCGTGTTGCTTACTGCAAGATCTTGCTTGTAGATCTCGCCTTTTCTCTCGCACTCTAACAACCTCTCAACCTCTGCCATAGGCTTTAACGGAATATCAACCACCTTTAATGCGCCCTCTGCGTTAAAGTGGTAAGCCTTGCCCTCTCTCGGCATCCAACCTACCATTTGCCCCCACAAATAAGAGTAAATAGAAAGTTGCCAACTAATAGCCTCTTTGTGGAGTGTTGCCGTGGTTTTAATGTCTGCTATTGAGCGATCACTAAAAACCAAATCAACCGTGCCAGCCACAATATCGTTATGCACAATATACTCGCTTGCAAATACCTCTAATTGGTTTCTCGTGGTATAGCAAATAAAATCCGTTAACTCTGCGGTAAAGCCAATGTTTTTATGCTTGATATACTCCTCAATCTCTTTATGTATAAGTGTGCCTCGCTCGGCTTTCGCCTTTAATACCTCGCTCGGTACTGCATCGTAACTCGGTGCAAGCCCGTGCTTGCGCATAAGCTGCGTAACGCTAATAAGTTTGCGCCCGTCTAAAAAGTATTCGTGGGTATCTTCTCTAAACTCAATCATTTTTTACACCTCGCAATAATTAAACCAATTATGTTGCCTATAATTGCACCAGCAAGTGTGCCTATTACAACCTCTAATATTTGTGTTTCGGTCATTTAGCACCTCCCAAAGCCTTTGCTTTCTGGTCGATACATTTCTGCAAGTCTGCGTTAGTCAAGTTCTCAACGGGCTTTTTAAGGTATGTAGCCACATTGTTAATATCAATGTTCAACCGCTTTGCCTCGGCAAGTAATTTCTCGTCTAATGTCGGTTGCTCTGGTGTTTCGTTTGTGTCGCTATCTTTGGTATCATCAATGGCAAACAATCCGTTAAGCGCATACTTTCTGGCATAACTACTGGTTGCGCCCGTGATCTGCGCCCCGTCCATACCTTTTTTGCTTTCGTCCTCTCTTGCGTAGGAGGTATTTTCCACCCAAGCCGTAGCATTTTCTAACTCTGTATCTACCAGCCTTGCCGTTGCCTTTACATAATATCGGCTACCGATTAACTCCAGATCATCCGTAATAATTACGGCAGCCTTAACCTCTGCAAGCAACGGCTTTACCGCCTCTAAAATATCCTCGCAACTGCGGTAACTGTAACCACCAAACTTGTTATACTGCCCTTTCGGTGCTTTGAGTTTGGCTTGAATTATGCCCAATTTTTCGTAAATGTTCATTTATTGCCTCCTTTTACTTTCTAATGTTGCGTGGTGGCGCATCGTGTGCGTGCGCCATACTTTGTTTGTTGGTTAATAGCCTTAAATTTCTGGGTTTTGTAGCCTCCAAATTTGCTCACCGTCCAAGTTAAAATTTGCTTGTATCGTCTGCCATACCTTTTTAGAGCCTCTGCGCTTGCCGTTCTCTACAAGGTTGTAAGTGCCTACCGATACACCGCAGATTTTAGCCATATCCGTTTGTGTCAAATCGTGATCTACTCGCAGCTTGATTAGTTCTTTGTTTTTCAATTTGTTACCTCCTTATTTAATCTCGCTTAAAAATCGTCTGGCTGGTACGCTCCCGTTAAAGGTGCCGCCATATCTATAAGAGCCTCCGTTTGCAATAAGCAAAGCACCGCAAAAGGTGCATACCAGAGTAGGCACACCGTTAAAGGTGGTTTCGGTTAGTCTGCAACCGCAAGTTATACAATGTTTCATATTACCCCCTATCTATATATTCGCTATACTCTACCACCCAGCCACCAAAGCCTTTGATCATGTCAACCAGTTTTCTAAACTCCTCCAGCGTGTTACCCTTGCTCTTAAACTCTTGCCCGTCAATAACACCGATAATAGCGTACTTTGCGTTTTCCATCTTTCTTACTCTCTTTCTTTTAATGGTGGGCTATAAAGGGCTTGAACCTTTAACCGTCCGCTTATGAGGCGGCTGCGCTAACCAATTGCGCCAATAGCCCATATTGGGAGGTTTAACCGCCTCCCTCGGTATTTCGTCAAGCCCAACAAGGCTTATAAATTTCCCCGTTCTCGTCAACAAAGCAAATGCTCTTTGCGATCCACGCTTTATGCGGTTTGCCTTTCGTGCTATAAAAGCCCGTGTAGTAGCAATACGCTTTTTCCGTTGCCTCGCACACATCAAGGAGGCAAGTGCAGTTTTCTTTTGTCGGTACAAACTTGCCACGCTTTTTAGGCTCTACGGTTACAACCTCCGTGCCGTACATATACACGGGGCATCCGTTTTCATCGTCACCAACAAGCACCCTAAATGCGTTGTGCTTTCCGCACCATCTGGCGCATAGCCAGCCATACAGTTTGCCATCTGGCATCTTTACTCGCTCGTACTTTTCAAGTTCTGGATACATCGTGCCATTGCCGTTATCACAATACCTCATTGTAGCGTTTCCTTTCTTTATGTTGCGTTATGTGTCATTGCGAGAAATATTTATGCGAACACGCGTTCGCTTTATACACCCATATTATACCACAACTGTTTTACATTGTCAATACCTTTTTTCAAATTTTGTAAAAATTTTTTATGTTTCCGCAAAAGGCACTAACTCGCCCTCACCTCCTCCAGCATCTTAAATAATATATAGGCATAGTTTGAGGCATCATCAAGAGAGATCTCTTTATTTGCCGTTAGGTATGTAACAAGTTCAAACATTTGCAACAAATCACCCTCGCTTTTATCACATTTATTTTTAATATTTTGATATTTTTTTCTAAAAATAATTTTTTTGCCATAAAAACATATTGCCCCTCTCTTGCCTAAAGTAAAATTTTTGTGTTACGCTATTAAAAAAAGTTGCGTTTTGTAACTTAATTTTATAATACCAAACACTCGTTTGGTTTTGGGAGGTGTAAATTATGGAAAAAGAGGAAATAGGCAAAAAAATAAAAATACTACGCAAAACGAGAGGCTTAACCCAGCAACAATTAGCCGAGAAATTAAATGTAAAGCGTTCTACTATATCTAATTATGAAATAGGGCGCAGATCACCGCATATTAAAGAGTTAGAGGAAATAGCCGAGGCTCTTAATGTCAATTTAGATTATTTCGGCTTTGGCGGTAGTGCTGCCGTGGATCTGGTCGCTCGTGCTAAAGTGCTTTTTGAAAGTGATATACCAGCCGAGGAGAAAACAAAAGCCTATAAAGAGATAATGAAATTATATCTTGATATGGAGGATTAAAAGCCAATGGGGAAAATAACAGTTAATGAGGTTGCCGAGGCTCTGGGGGTTAGTCCGCAAAGCGTGCGTATAGGCTTGCAAAGAGGATCGTTGCCGTTTGGCTCGGCTATTAAAACAAGTTCTAAATATACCTATGTTATTTACGAGAAAAAGTTAAGGGAGTTTGTAGATCTATGAAGATGCCTAACGGCTATGGCTCTATTGTCAATCTCGGCAAAAAGAGGCGCAAACCTTTTGCCGTGAGGGTTACGATTGGTTATGAGGAAAAAGGGTTAGTAAATGGCATAATGCAGTACCGACAAAAATATAAATATATTGGTTATTTTGAAAAGCGCAAAGATGCGTTAGAGTGTTTGGCTAACTATAACACCGATCCACACGAGTTGCAAAAAAGCACTATAACATTTGCCGAGTTGTACGAGGAGTGGAGTAACCGCAAATTTGAAAAAATAGAAAGTTCAACACAAGATACCTATAAATTATGCTTTAAAAAGAGCGAGGCACTACACAACATACCTTTTAAGGATATAAAAACAGATCATTTGCAAAAGGTTATAGATGCCAACAAAGATTTAACTATGATAAGGTCATTTAAATATTTATATAACCAGTTGTTTAAGTACGCAATTAAATACGATATAGATAAAAACTATGCTCAATATCTGGAGTTGCCAACCAAAAAAGATAGTGCGCCAAAGATACCATTTACAAGCGATGAAATACAGTTATTTTGGCGCAATCTGCATATAGATTATGTAGATGTGTTATTGATCCTTTTATATACTGGCTTGCGCATTACCGAGTTGTTAGAATTGAAAAACGAAAATATACACCTAAAAGAGCGTTATTTGTTTGTTGAAAAGTCAAAAACAAAGGCTGGCATAAGAAATGTGCCGATACATAAAAAAATAGCCCCTTTAATAGAGGCTCGTATAAATCCAAATAATAAATATTTTATTCCAAACAGAAAAGGCAACGCAATGGCTGCCAATAGTTTTAGAAAATCACAATTTCATAGATTAAGAAAAAAATTAAAATTCAATCATACAATACACGAAACAAGACATACCTTTATAAGTCAATGCAATAGGCTAAATTTAAACGAGGTAGCCGTACAACGCATTATAGGTCACGCTAATATAAATATAACCCAGCATTACACAAATAAAACCATTGACGATCTTATAGAAATTATAGATTTATTTGAGTATTAGGCTTGTATATTACCCGTATATTATATGTATATTACCGTTGTATTTTTGCGTGTTTTCACGCTAATTTAAAGAATATTAAAAACCCTCCCAACCTTGATATAAAAGGATTTAGGAGGGTTTTATTTATTTATTCGTTCTTTCTAAAACAAAGGAGTAAACCCCTTGTATTTCAAGGCTTTTAAGCCCTTTTGTATATTACCCGTATATTTCGTAGTTTTACGCATATATTTTAATATACATTTAAATAGGGCTATAATCAATCACCATACATTAGTTTTGCTCTTTGTAATAGTGCCTCTAATATTAGAGATGCCAGCAACAACGATCATAGGCAATTCGCTTATTAAGTCGGTGCAACTCAATATGCCACCGCCAGCCCATTGCAAAATGGAGTTGGTTTGGTAAAAGCCACCTCTTGCAAGCGTAGGTACGCTTACACCATACAAGATGCTTACCGCATCTGCGCCACTCTGCCCTATTACTGCGCTCTGCTTGTTGGCATCGCCCGTGTATGCGTAATACTCGCCACCGATAACCTTAACAACTCCATAAGAGGAGGGCAAAAAGCAATAACTATTTTCCGTGGTGTTTGCAACCGATCCACGGCAGTTAGTAAATGTGCCACGCACCGCAATCAAACCATTTTTATAAGAGGTGATATAAAAACGGCAATTCTCAAACTTAACCGCACCGCTTGCCGTTTCGCTGATCCTTATAACGGTATCTACCGAGGTGTTAGATGCGGTAACAGTAGCACCAATAATGGTTGCGTTGTAAGTGGTAAAGATATAATTGTAAGTGCCGTTTGCAATAGTCGGTGCGATCTGCCCACATCTGCTAAAGTCTACAATTACATTTCTATTGCTCTGTACATTGAAATCAAACCACATATAAGGTGTGGCAGTTGCGCCCGTGCCTTTTACCGCTGCGCTCATACCGATATTGCCAATAACATTTAATTTCATAGAGCCATAATCGGTGCCGCCTTGCAAATATGCTTTTACAAGGTTAGAAATCAAAATGTTATCGTTTACCCCGTTGCAAATATAATTGTACTCGCCAGAGGCTTTAAGGTCTGCCACATCTTGCAAAAGTTGCGTATACTGTGCCAGCGCAGTAGCCATACCCTCGCCATCAATAAAGTTGCTCAAAACAACCATTATTTTAGCCCCTACGGCTTTTGCCGTGGCAAAGTTAATAACGATATACCCAGCACCCACAGAGGCGGTAAAGGCGGTTTCTGCCTCTTTAATGCCGTTGGTGTAAACCTCAATAAGAGAATACTTGGCATTATAAAGGCTACTCGGCAGAGTTGTTACAACGGGGTTTGTGGAGTAAGTAACAATGCTTTCGTGCTTTTCTACGATTGCATCGTAATACTCCTCATAGCCCTTTACTGCCGTAAACCACGGGCAAAAATCCTTGTTGCCTCTGGTATCAGTAACAGTTACGCTGGTTGCGCTCGGTGCAATGGCGATATACGCAAGCATTATCTCTTTAACCTTTGCCGTATCTGCCAGAACAGATGCCGTAGGCACCGTGCTTGTACCCTCTCGCAGTTCAAGCGTGATATTGCGTGCGCTTACATTGTTATCGTACTTAACTACCACATAATCGTAACGGGTAGAGGTTGTGCCGTTTGCCGATACAGTAAAAGCCTCCAAAGCATCGTTAATAAATGCCTTGCCCTTAATCACTGCCTTACCAGCGTTTACATTGATAGTCCTACCGCTTGCCACAACAACCTTTAAACCTTGAGGGTTGCCGCTTGCATCGTTGTTGGTCTTAACTACTCCCGTATCGCATACAATGCTCAAAAAGTCGCTCAAATCGTCTGCGTTATAGTTGCGATCATACCCCGTCTGGCTCGTGGTATCTGGCAATGCGTTAAAAAATAATGCCTTACTCATTGTTTACCTCCATACTCTGCCTCTTCTCCGTATCCGTTGGCATCTTGTTTAAAAGTGTATTTTGTTATAATGCTATTTGCGAAAAAGTTAAAATACTCATCTTGCACCCTAACCATATCGCCTATGAAAAAATCTTCATCAAATGCGTAAATAGAATTTACTACATCTATCTCGCCCTTTACCTCTTCAATGGTGATATGCTCGGCAAGTTTGTTTTTACCCTCCTCCAGCATCCACCCCTTATATAAGGTGCTATCTGGTGTGGTTTCCTTTTCCTCTCCGCTTGCATCCTCGTACTTGGTAGAAATATTGCTTTCTACCAGCACCTCGGCACGATCTATGCCAGTTGCGCCAATATCGTGCGTTTGCGTATAGTCCACATCATCAACCGTACTAACCACTAATGCGCTCGTGGCTATTTCGGCATCATCCGTTAAATACTCGCTTGATAGCAAGTTATCAAGGCTTTGACTAAATCTTACGCTATCGGTCTTAACTCTGCCCGTAAAAATACTGTATTTAAGTGTGCCGTTTACAAACTCAACAATAGAGCCACAACCATACTGTTTTAACAAATGGGTAACAAACTCCAGCAAGTTGCCTCTCGGTGCTTGCGTACCGCTTATATCTATAAGCAAATCGTTTGTATCTACAATAAATTTGTGGTTGCCGTTGTTGTCGCTTATGGTACGGGTTGCGCTTGCGCCCGTGCCTAAAGCGTGATTTACAAGCCCATAAACGGCTTGTGTGATCGTGCCTTGTAACTCTTTGGGTGTGAGTATGCACCGCTTGTTAAGCAGCCATTTTGCCTCGTAGCCCGTTGCGCTTATCATTCGTGCGCCTCCAGCCGTAAAGGTGTACCGCACCGAGGTTATAACCCAGATAAACCGCTTATTAGGCAACTTAACATATCTGCCCTTTTGCAATGCTTGCAAATTTGCTTTGGATGCTCGGCAGTATACCTCAAACTCGCCTACATCTTGATAACTCAACTCAAACCAGCACTCTTGTGGCTCAATAAGTGCCAGCGTTTTAAGCGTGTATTTGTCCTTGATCTCTACATAAGGTATCATTACTCATACCTACCTTTGTAAATGAGTGAGTAATACACATTGCTATTTGTTGCGCCATCCTTTGTGGTTACGCTAAATGTGTTTTCGCCAGTTTCAAGTTGCAACCACTCGTTACCTTGCCACTCCAAATAATTTAGGATCGGCTCGCCATTATAGGTATCTAACCCGTTAATAGTTATATACTTGTTGCCTTTAACGGTGTTGATCTCTAACTCATCATTTGCTTGCAAGGTTAGATTAAGTTGCATATACCAGCCGTTTTGCTCTCCCGTGCTACAACTTATGCGAGGGTTTACAACATCGCCCATTGCCACAAGTTCTATAAGCATACCTACGCTGGCATCGCTCTTGTTTTCAAATGTCTTTGTTAAGTCGGTATCTATTGCGCCAAAAGGTCTGCCGTACTCGGTAAAATATTGCCCCTCTTGGGGAAAGGTAAGCAAATCTATATACTCGCTTATCACCTCTACCAAGTGCGCTACATCCTCCCAGTAAGGTTGCCCACAATAAACAGAGAGTGTTATTTTGCAAGTTTGCAACATACGAGAGTAAGGAGGCACCGTGGCTACACCTTTAATGGTTATATCCCTCTCGCCCTCAACCTCTCGCAATGTTACAAACTGCTTGCTTTTTACGATGCTCGTAAAATAATCTATACTGGCACTTATATTGCCACGCAAGGTAAACACTAACTCTATGCCCCTCGGCAAAGCCCGTACACTTTCAATGGTTGCGCCATCCGTGTACGGGGTTTCACTTTCGGCAATGTCGGTTTCGATGCCGTGTAAGCCCTCGGCTGCCGATAAAATAAACTTATCTCGGTTGTTGAGGAGGTCTAATACTTGGTTATTCTTGTTGATTAAAGTTAATTGCATATTACACCCCCATTAAAATGCGCTTGGTTTCCAAGTTGGCTTTGTGCAGAGCGTGTCGGCTGGTTTCCATTCTCTCAAAATAGTTATTTACTGTGTTGTTAGTAGTCTTGTTGCCAGTTTTTGCGCCCAACTTATCTGCGAGTTTATCAATCCAAGCCGTATTGTTTTCAAGAGGCACAATAGCCTCTTTGCCAGCCTCACCGATCATAGCCAGCGTAGCCCTATCAACTATGCCACCCTCGGCAAGCGTAGGTATTTTAGGAATGTTTACACCAAAGGTGCTACCGCCATACTTCGGTACCCAATCTGGTATATCAACTTTCAACTTGTTAATAGCACCAATGGCACCGTTAATGAGGCTAATAACGCTATTGATAATGCCCTTTACAACTCCTATTTTCTTTTCAAAAATATTACCGATAAACTCGGCAACGGAAGAGCCAATTTTTTTGATGCCCTCCCACATTTTCGTAAAGAAATTTCTAAAGCCCTCGCATTTATTCCAGAGCGTTACAAAGGCTGCCACAAGCAACGCAATGGCCGCAATAACTAAACCTATTGGGTTTGCCATCATTACAACATTCCAAGCAAGTTGCACGGCTTTTGCGATCTTCATAACCGCATTGTAAGCCTTTATACCAGCCGTTATAGCACCTATCGTGCCAACAAGCGTACCAAGCACGGGTACAAGCCAATTTGCATTGTCAAGCACCCAAGTTAATGCCGTCATAAGAGGAGGCAAAGCAACCTCTACGAGTGTTGTTATAGCACCGCTTATTTTGGATATAAGCCCCTCTATATCAACCTCGCTAAATTTCTCCATTACAGTTTGTAAAACTCCTACCATAGCAGTTTTGAAACTTGTAATGGCTGGTTGCGCTTTATCGGCTATCTCTGCCATTGCTTGGTTGTATTTGTTCTGTGCATCGTTGGCCGCTATAACCTCTTTGTTAACCTCTTTGTACTTTTCGCCAGCCTCTCCGTAACTCTCGTTTAGCGTTTGGAGTATAAAAGCCCGTTTTTCCTCTTCGGTATCAAGAGATTGCAACTTTTTGTTAAATTCCTCAACACTACCACCAGCAAACTCTATGGCATCAACCATACCAGCGTTTGCTTGGTTAAGGGTAAGCGTGGTGCTTGCGCCCTCTGCGATATTTTCCACGGGCAAACTCTTGCCAAATCGTGCATACGCACCCGTTAGGGAGTTCGTGAGTTCTTCAAGTTCTTTTTCATTTGACGCAAACTCGGCAAGGTGTAAACTCGCCTCGGTTGCTTGGTCGCTATCGCCCAATACACTAAACAACTCGTTATAGGTTTTCTTGCCAGCCTCTACGCTATGCCCAGATTGCGCAAAGGCGGTATCAAGCATACCAAGTTGCGTGCGCAGTTCTTTGGTTTCCTCTACAAGGCTATTTAAGCCAGCAAATGCACCCACGCACGCTGCGCCTATGCCAGCAATGCCAAGCGCGGCACCTTTTGCAATGCCACCGCCCAGATCCTTTGCCGCTTGCTTTTGCTCTTCAAGTTCTTTGGTTACCTTGTCGAGTTCGTCTTTGCTCTTTACTCCAGCATCGGTTAACTCTTTTAGGCTATCGGTGTAATAGTCTATATTCTTTTGGGTTTCCTTTACCTTTGCGCTCTGGTTGTTAATGGCGGTTGCTAACTTTTGCCCTTGTGCCGTGTTCTTTTTCTGCTCATCGGTGAGTTTGTCGTACTCATCTTGTAGCATTTGTAATTTTTTCTTCTCGGCATCATAAATCCCGTTTAACTGCGTGATCTTTGCACGCAAGCCATCTGCGTTATCATTCCACTTGCCCATAGAGGCAGTAGAGTTTTTAAACTCCGCATTAACTTGCGCCATATACCTATTTAGTTGCTGGGTACTGGCAGAAAAGTTAGATATATCAGCCTTAAAAACTGTGCTTATAACTCTTTCATCTGCCATTTATAACACCCCCTTTAATGCCAAGTTGCGTTTGCGCTTGTTACCCATATATCTTGCTCGGTATTGTTTCCGTTTTTCTCTTTCCTATCGTGTATGATGCAATCTGCGTATAGATCGTAAACCTCCCGTGTAGGGCGGTTTAATATCTCAAACGGGGAAAGCCCAACAAATCTACCGCATAAGCAATCTATCAAATCAAAAAAACTTTCTTCAATTGTTTTGAAAACGGGAGGAGTCCCGTTTGTGCCTCCTCCCCCCGTTGCTATTTTTTTGCCGCACTTGCTACAATCTCGTTAGTTTCTCTACCAATCTCGTTAACAAATGCCAGCCACTCGGTGGGATCAATATAGTTAAAATCGTCATTCTCAAAATGAGGGAAAATAGTTTTGAGAATATCAAGAGTAATAGCCTCTTGCTCCTCCTCGCTCTTTCCGTTCAAATTCTCGCTCAACGATTGCACCTTTTTACTAACCCCCAGCAAAAGCCTACGGCAAATATATTGCTTTGTAGGCTCTTCACTCGTACAATCCTTGTAAATGTTTATTACTGCGTACATTTTTGTTGCCTCCTTTTAAATGCACCTTTATACAAGTTCGGTTTCTGCGTTGTCTGGGGTAATTACCTTTGCAAACCACTTTTCTACAAGTGCCTTGTTGGTTTCGGTAATTGCCATTGCAAAATCCAACTCGGTTTTGCCCGTCTTTTCCCAAGCAACATCAGGTGCCGCAAAAGTAATATTAACCTCTTGCCCCTCGCTACCCGTGCCACGATCAATGGTGTTGGCGGTCTGGGAAATAGAGTTAACAATGCCCTTATAGCCCCAAACAATCTCACAAGGTCTGTTTACATCGCCATCGTGCAAAGCGTAACCGATTGCAAAATAAGGACGGGTAGAGCCATCTGGTGCAGTACCATACAACTTGTTAGTACCAATCTCTACAACGCTCTTGCCCAGCAACTCGGCATCTACCGAGGGATCAAGGCGCATACACGAAAAAGTACGGGTAACGCTCGTACCGCCATAAACAGTATCTTGCAGTTTGTTATCTGCCCATACCTCCTCGTTATCGCTACTGATCTCACGGGAAACGCTCTTAACCTCTGCCAACTGCTTAACATCGCCAAAAGTTACTTTGCCATCTGCATAAGTGTAAGGTGCGTAAACCAATCTGCTACAACCTCTAAACTGTCGCATAGTTTTAATCCTCCAAATAATCTATTTTTTCAACATCTACCATACGGCTATACCAAGTGTTGTTGTATGTGCCGTTATGGTAGCCGATGCCTCCAACATCATACCCCTTGCTTATAAGTTGCTTTATTGCCCCTTGCAAGCCCGTATAAAGCCTTGTAGCATCTTTGGTGTACCATTTAAGCGTAAACTCATACAAATGCGCTCTCGCCTTGTTATCGGCACTCACGGCATTGCTTGTATAGTCCTCGCTTACTGTAAAATACTCGTCTGGCAAATCTTCAACGGCTGGAGCATCTCCCTCAATATAAACGGGTATTACTCCCCCGTTATCGTTGAGTATGATTAAATCCTCATCAAGTCTAATCATTGGTTAAGTGCCTCCTTTAATGCCTCTGTAAAAATTGCCTCTTGTAATTCGTTTACTTGCTTTCTAACCTTGCCTTTTACCGCTATGGCTTGGTGCAACTTGGCATCTTTAGCCTCGTTAGGTGTGCCGTGTACGGCAAGTATTAACACCTCTGGTGCTTGTGATAGGTCAACACCAGCATAGGCGGTAACGGTTGTACCGCTTACCTCTACTGGCATTTTGTCAACCTCTATAAGGCTTGCTCTCGCATTACCTTGAGAATACTTTTCACCCTTTTTGAAACTAAATTTACTGTTTTTCATTGCCTTGCCAATTTCAATGTTTACAAGGTCACGGCTTGCCTCTAATGCCTTTGTGGCAGTATCTAAAAGCAATTCGTTACTTATGTTGCTTATGTCCTCGGCAAGGTCTAAAAAGCCGTTAAAATCCAAGCCAAAGCCTTTGTTTTGTGCCATTACGCACCTCCGCTAATTCTTTCAAGCGTAAGCACCATATAACGGCTACGCATCTCTACATTTTCTGGCTCTCCTTTTATCTCAAAGTCAATGCCTCCAATGGTGAGTACATCGGCTGCCGTAATGTCGGCTTTATACCAAGTTATAAAAGTAGTTTTCTCGTTTATGATCGTTAAGCCGTTAGCCGTTGTTTCTGCCGTGCCTTTCTGCTTAAACTTGCCTCTAATCGTGCCTACCTCGGTATAACCCTTTATGGTGCGCCCGTTTACCTTTTGGCTCGTTGCTTTCTTGTGTACGGCTGGAGTTATAAACTCTCTTATATTCGCTGGCTTATACATCGTGCCACCCCCTTATATATCCTCGCTATGGGGATGATTTACTCGCAAAGATGCTATAAGTGTTTCGGTGGTTTTGCTTAAAGTCCCATCCTCTACAAGATCGGTAACGATTTTTGCCAGAAAATACGCAGCGTTTGCAGAGTTAATAAACTTGTTACTTACTCCTTGCTCGTAAAGAGTTAACTTGGCAAGTTCTGCCCAGTTCTTTACAAACTCATCTTGGCCGCTATCGGCTAAATTCGTCATACTTGCTATAATATCGTTTGCCATTAAATCACCCTCCATAGTGAGAAAGCGTAAGAGGTAAGGAGGCAACCAAAACCCCTTACGCTTTTTTTAAAGTTAATTATGCGCCAGCACCAACGGTGATCTTAACCATACCGCCTTGTGCTACCACATCTGCGCCCAGTTCAACATCGCCACGGATTGCATCCATCAACTTATCAAAGTAGAAATCCTCGCTAACTGCAATCTCGTAGTTAGAGAAAAGATCCAACTCAATATTCTTGGGCTGTCCGTAAAGCATAGTGCCAGCCGTGAGATTTTTGTTAAGGCAATACTTAACAATGGTGCCGCCATCCTTGATAGTACCCGTGTTGGGGTTTTCATCGGGGATAATCTCAAATACTGCCTTTTTCTCGTTAGCACCACGCACCTTGCCCAGCGTGATAAGATCTGCCTTGTTAAGGAACAGATAGGCTGCGCCCTCTACTCCCTCATCGCCACCGTAGTTAAGCACAATCTCTCTTACTGCATCTGCGTTAAGTGCGGTAATGGTCTGTGCGGTAACAAGGGTAGAGGCAAGTACCTTTTCAGTAACAATGCGTGCGGCCTCCTTACGCAGAGCAAGCATAGCCTTTTCCTTTACCTTTGCCTCGTACTGAAGAGGCGACTGCTTCTTGGTCTGCTTGGAAATGCTATCAAGAATAGCGATGCTCTCTGCGGAAATGTCAACAAAGCCAAAGGCAGTGCCAGTACCGCCAGCCGTGCCACCCTCGGTCTGGCTTGCGGCCGTTGCATCGGTCTTGGTGTAAGCAATGCGGTTTTTGCCCATACCCTCGCAGTTAACAACCTTTACAAGGTCAATAATGGAGGATACACCAGCAAAACCATTCTCGTTAATACCGCTAACCTCGGTAGGAGTAGCAATAGTACCGCTGGAAACAAGTACAGAGCGTGCCTCCTCTGCGGTAAGGTTAGTTCTACGGGTTTCTACAAACTTTTCGGCTGCGGCCTTTCTCTCTTCAATGTTCATCATCTTATTACCTCTTTCGTTTTTATTCATAAAATTAAGTGCGGATCGCTTGGAGTTTTCCTCCTCTTCGGTGGGCTTGTCAAGTTCTGCAATCTGTGCGTTAATCTCGGCAAGTTCCTTTTCAAGTTCTGCTTTCTTTGCGTTCAGTTCGTCCAGTTCCTCGCTGGCCGCCTTGAGTTCTGCCTCATCCTCGCTCTCGTTGTTCTTCTGCTCCAGAGCCTCAACACGCTTGGCGAGTTCCTCCAGATCGGCAGATCTCTTGCTCTTCTGGCTTTCCAGATACTCTTTAATGCTCATTTTTAAGCCTCCATAGTTTAATTTTGTTTTCATTCTTCAACCTCAATACTGCGCATCGTTTCAAAGCCTCCGCCTTGTCTTTTTGCTTGCTCTCCAGCAAGTCATAAGAGCGTGCGTATATTTCGGTTAAATCACCATAAGCCCCATTAGGGCAAATAGCCACATCAAATAACTTACCGATGCCAGTAATAGTACGGTGCAACTGCCCGTTTACCATCTCCTCGGTATCATCGGTAACAGTAAAGGCAAAACTGCCCTCGGTAAGCAAACCACTCCTTACCATCTTGTAAACATCGGTTGCCTCGGTGGTATCTATCAACTCTGCGTGCATAAATACTCCGTGATCGTCAATAGTCAAGGTCAAAGAGCCGTTGCGAGTTCTTGCCAAAATGAGTTTGTTATCATTGTGGTTGTACTTTAGCGCAACATCGCTCATATCGGCATTGGCAAATGCGTTGCGGTCTACCTTTTCGTACCAACCATCAAAGCCACAATCTATATATGCCTCTTGATCGAAAATAATAGGGTAGCCCTCAATAATCATTTTTGCGTTGTCTTGCTCATCGGCTCTTACTGCCAAATTTTCCGTAGCAAGTCGCAACTCTTTTTGCAATTTGTCTTTCATTCCGTCACACCTCCCGTATCAGTGTTGTTGTTTTCCTCTCCATCAAGAGAGTTATAACCTCTTGGCATTACTGCGCCCTCGCCATTAGGCAACGGCTCGTGTCCCGTCATTTCTCTCCATTCATCCTTACTATAAATGCCCATAGCCCCAGCCGCTTGCATAAGGCTTATAACCTCGCTCATAGCCATTAACTGCGACTTGTGCGGATATAGTTTAACGCAATCATTCGCACGGCTAAACAATACCTTGCTTAACGCTTGCTCCAAACTGATTGCATCTGGTGCAATGTGTATTTCGTAAAATGCCTCTTTGTCTTGTGGTGTCATTTTGCCCGTTAGCAAATCTGCGTTTACTCCCGTGGCTATAAAGGCATTTTGTTTGATCTCGGCAAGTGTGTTGCCATCAACCATTTTTAATTGTCGCTGGATCTGCACATAATCTGCACCATTATCCAACACGGGCAAACCGCCCTTATTGTTTCTAATGTCCTCTAAAAACTTATCTCTAATGGCTTGCGTTTTCTCGTTGTCGCTGCCGTAAGCATTAACCTTTAACAAGCCATCAAACATACAACCTAACTTGCTTGCCTCGGCTACGCTCTCCGTTATAGTTCGGTGCGCTTGCAACGAGTTGAGCAAATCGCTATTGGCATTGGTGCTATACTTGCCACCGCCCATATACTGGTTATCTTCAATATCTTTTTTCCATACGATAATATCATCGTAGTTAAATACTACCGCATCGCTCCAGCCCTCAAAGGTAAACACCCAGTATAGTTGCCCGTTTTCCTCTCGCAACTCTGGCTTATCGCTCGGCAACAATACAATAAGGTTTTCGTTATACCAATAACCGCCCTTTGTCTTGTATCGGTCTACGAGAATATAGCAAGTTTTATCTTTTTCACGCATAAAATAGGCTTGCGTGAGGAAATCGTAAGTAGTTTGGTAATGGTTAGGGTTTCGCAATACCTTTGCTACTGTGCTATCGTACACCGTTATTGCTCTCCCGTCCTCGTATCTAATGTGCCGAGGCTCTAACTTGCCAAAAAATCTTTGCTTTAACCGCAAAGCACTCAATACCAAATTGCTATAAAGCACTTGGCTACCAAAGTTAGAAAATTTCGGCTCATAACCTACCATACTTACCAGATCGTTAAAGCCCGTATTAACTTTTTTTGCTCTCGGCTTAAACAAATTAGCAAGCCAGCCGTTTTTATTAGCCACTTTCTCGCTCCTTTACTGTAAATATTGATTAAATGTTACCTCGTTCTTTTCAAGTGTTGCATAAAGGATAATCAACGCTACAACACCATCAATTTTACGGGCATAATTCCCATCTATCTTTTCTGGCATTATAAGATCACCAACAATCTTGGCACTCATATTACCAAAGCAGTATTTCATAACGGGGTTATTGCCATAGTTAATAAGTTTTGCGTGCAAATCACGCTCTACTGTTTTCATAGGGAAACTCATTAACTTGCTATTTTGGTATATTTTCATAGTGTTAAAGCCGTAACCCGTCTTTTTATCACACCACAAAAGGAAAATATCACTATGCCACGGATCGTAACCAATCGTTATAGTTTCTATGCCGTATCTGTCACGCAAAGATTGATACCAATCTGCAATGTTTTTCTGGTCTATCTTATTACCCTTGCAAACTGTCACATAAGGCATACCAGTTACGGGGTTAATAGTTCTGCTCCACTCTTCGTACTTTGCGCCATTATCTTTATCTTTTAGTTTGCTCTCTGGTATAAAGAATTGCGGCACCACAAACTTTGTATCGTTGCCCCTCTCCATAAACAGAGCCTCTGCTACTGCCAAATCGCCACAATCTGCAAGATCCACCGCACCCAAGCATACTCGCCCTCTAAACCTTTCAAGTGTAAAAGGCTCTTGCTCGTACCAATACTCATCAAGAGTAAGCCAAGCACTACTATTACTGCATTTAATGTTGCAATCTTTAGTTAAAAAGTGCATACGGCTTTCTTTATCAAGCATTGCCTTTTGTCGGCTCTGCTCCAAGAAAGCGTATTTTTTAACTCCATAGATCAAACTTGGGTTACTTTTCTGTAATAGTTCAATATCGCCCCAGCACTCTGCCTCATCGTCTTGCTCAAAGAGAAAAGCCAAATAGTGTATGTTTTCAATCTCGCCATTTAGCCAAGCGTTTGCGTACTCCAGTTTTTTATCATAGTACATACCATTTAAAAAACCATTGGTGCTTACTGTCTTAAATAAATAATCCTCGTGCGTACTCATCGCACGCATTACCGCCTCGGCTATCTCATCATCTTTGCAATCGTGCGCCTCATCGTGTACGGCTTTTTTAAAGTTAAAGCCATCTTTGTTTTGTGTCTTGCTGGAGAGGCGCAATATTTTAATGTTTTTTCTATCGTTGCGTATCTCGGTTAGGTTACTACTCGTTATTTCGTCTTTTGTATCTAACCTTTGGCGCATCCCGTTGCACTCGCTCCAGATCAAGCGTGCTTGCCTATCGTCATTAGAGCATACGCAAAGATTTATACCGCCCTCACCTATAAATAAATCGGTGTTTTGATCGGCAGCCTCTTTGGTACTCTTGCCATTTTTACGGGCTACCTCGGTAAATACCTCGTGTATTAGCCTTTTGCCCGTTGCCTTTTCATAAAAGCCGTAGGTTGCCTCATCTATAACCCGTTGCCAAAGCATTAACGATATTGGCTGGTTATAAAACGGTGCATAACCTTGCAAGCATAGGCTCTCTTGAAACTCAAACCGCCTATAACACTCCGTAGGATCAAATATAATGCGCTCATCCTCAAAGTAACCAAGCAAGATTTTAATAACTTTCTTGATCTTTGAGCCAACTATAAACCGCTTGCGCTCTCCGTTTATGTCGATATAGCCTTTTTTAATCGCCTCGTTATATTGGTATATATACGAGTTCTTTACTACATCACGCATTAAAACGCTCCAGAGCCTTTAGTAACGGGCTTTCCTCGCCTACCTCGTTATCAAGGCTGCGTAGTATTTTGGTTGCTATATCGTTTTTTTGCGCTTGTTTATCGTGTATCACCTTGTGTATAGGTAATACTACTTGCTCGATAGGGTTATTAGGATTGATAATATACTCTTGTGCCGTGCTTAACTGGTCTAAATCTGCCTCCAGTTTCACAAAATCCTTTAGCAAGGAAAGTATAAAACTGCGTTTTGGCTCTTTGATCTCGGTTAGCACGGCTTTTAATTCGTCATATCGCCCCATTTTGTTGCCTCCTATGTGCGTTATGGCGCATTTAGTGCCGTTTTTTGTGTGCTATCGTGCGTTTTTTCGCAAAAATAGCACGATAAATGCTATTTAACGCATAATTTTGCGTAACAACTCAAATTTAAGTTGTTATTTCACTTGTTTGCGTTGTTATTTCACTTGTTAGCCCTTTATTTAATTTTATAATTCTTTTTTGGGCTTTTTTTGTCTTGATTTTGATTTTTTGAGGAAATTTCAAATTTTCGGTGCGTGCGTTTCCAACC